TTTTTTGATTAGGTCCTACATTGCCTATTTCAAAAGCTTTTAGTCTGACATTAAATAAATCTCTAATAGTATCTAATCTTTCAAAATCTTCTGTATATGCTTGAACATCTTTTGGATTTGCTTTGTAAGCAGCAATCATTTTATCTTCTATACTTTTAAAATAAGTATCTGGATCTGTTCCAGCTTTAGGTACATTCATTTTAACAGTTCTAGGCATTGCCACTTCAAAAATAGATGGCATATTTTCTTTACTTAAAAAATCTTTAACAGTTGCTACATAAGCATCTTCAGCTCTCATACCGCCTCTAACTAAACTCTGGTATCTTTCTATTCCGTTGTATCTTTTCTTTTGATCAGTTTTTTCCTTAGTACCAAAAGCTTTAAATGTTGTAGTACCATTATCCATTTGTCCTAGATCGGTTGTTAGCATTTTTTCATAATATTTATGTTCTTCAAAAGCTGGTCTATCTTTAGTAAATAATGTTTTAACGTGCTTAATATTTTCTATACTTTCAATACCAAGCTTGTCAGCAAAACCAGCTGTGAATAAAACTTGTTCTTCAATNGCATCTATATCTTCAATAGTTTCAGCAATAGATANTTGACCATTAATATAATCTAAAACCATTGGATCAGTTATAATTGGTCCTTGTGTTTTAATTTTAAATAATGTGTTTCTTTGTGCAGAGTTAATTTGATCAGCTTTAAATAAATCTGTTATGTAATCTAAACTTGGAGCAGTTTTTTCATCTCTTGGACCAGCTACACCATCATTTTGTATCTTTAACAATATATCTGTAAAGTTGGCAATCTTTTGATCTTTATCTGCTTTCTCTAATCTAATCGCATCTAAATCTTTTTCAGCTGTTTGACTAACTAAAACATTCTTTGCATCTTCAAGTATTTTTCTTGCTTCAACTACTCCATACTTTTTAGTTATCTCTTGACCTCTATTTAAAGTATCAACTGGATTGTTTCTGTTTCTATTATAAAAACGGAGTTGTATTGCTTGTAACTTTTTATCTTCTTTTATTTTCTTTAATTCGTTTTCTGTATATTTATCAATAACTGTTGGATCAGTAAACGATGCTTCAAAATCTGCTTCAGCATTAGATGCAGTACCAGTATCATTAGCTGCCATTAATTTAGTTAAATCATTCCATTTATTATTTTGGTTTAATTTAGTATCTTTAATGTGTCTTGCTAAAATACCAGTATGAAGATTTCTATAACCACTTACACTTTGTTTAAATATATAAGTTTGGAATAATTCTTTAACTTCTTTACTGGAATTTTTTATATAAGGCTCAAACTCTTTAATATCCATTGATGCCATATATTCTGTAGCATCATTAATGTCTGTGCTTTGTGAATATGAAGAAGCTTTACTGCTTATAACTGGTAATGTTTCAGTAATAATTCTTTGCAATTCGTTTTGATCTTCTGTCTTTTTAGTTTTTTCAGCAGTAGCCTCAATAGCTTTTCCTATAGCTGCAAACGCATTGCCTTGCATTGTTGCAATTTGTGGATTTATAAAAGTACCAGTAAGATTGTTTTGTCTTGGTGTTTGAACTTGAGATCTTGCTCTATTAATTTTAATTATTGCCATTATCCTAATAAACTCTTGTATTTGTCTTTGTTCATANAAATATCTGCTCCAGCTTTAGCGATGCCAGTTCTAAATGCCATTTCTCCTTCAAACGCTTTTCCTCTACCTTGAGCTTGTAAAATTAAAGAAGTATTTAATTCATTTTCATAAGCTGTTTGAGAATTGTAAGATTGAACCGTTATGTCAAAAGCATCTTCAACAGATTGCTCAAGCATTACTAAATAAGGTGTATCTCCTATTCTACTTACATCTACTCCACTTGATAAAAGATTTACAAATTGATTAGATCTATTTCTTTCCTGATCTTTTTTTAATTGAGGTAATGTTACTTGTTCAAAAGTTGTTTTTTTAATTTCAGCATTCCTAGTATTTATTACTGCTTGTTGCTGTAAAATACTTTCATTATATTTACCAATTTCTTTGGCTTGATAACCACCTAATAAATTTCCAACGAATGCCATATTAATATATTTTTCCTAATTGATAATAATCTGATCCATCTGGACCATATTTCTTTTTTAATCCTTCGACTTCTAATCCACACCAGGTAGCTAATCTTAAACCTTGTTTAAAATCTGCCTTAACGGATGTTTGTAATCTTCGAATTTTGTTTTGTTTACAAAGCTTGTCTTGTAATTCTAATATTGTTCTTGCTGCTAAAAATTTCATTTCATAAACATTCTGTGATGCCATAACCCAACACTCAGCAACACCATCCCAAAGGACAACTATTCCACAAGCAAAGGCTGGTTTACCATTAACAAACATTGTGAAAGCATTGCCTGGTTGTGAATGATCACAAATTCTATTATCTTTATAAGTAGCGTCTATTTCCATTAACTTATCATTTAAGCCAATAGCTATTATTTCGTCAGCGTGTTCTGGTAAAAACGGTTTTAACTCACTAGCCATCGTTAGTTACAATAGTTGGATATAAAGCTAATACTGTTAGTGGTAATGCTTGATCTTGTTTAACAAATATAAATCCGTCTGTGTTGTAATCGTCTGAAAATTCTACCTCTTTGTCTCCAGCTAAAAATGTTGATACTGGTAAATCCATTGCACCTGATGTAGTTCTAAATGGTACAGTTTCTAAGTTATCCAATGAAGGACCAACTTTAGCACCTACTGTTTCAAATAATCTTAATGTTACTTTAGAAATTCTTTTAATTTTTGATTGAGCTGTGCCTTCGAATTGTCCAGCTCCAGCTTCTATTCTCATCGTTTGTAATACTGAAGCATAAGGTAAACCAACAGCTACTTTTGTTGCAGATCTGTTTAATGTTATTGCTCCATTTGCTACAACTTTTGAAGCATGAGTAGAACCATCTGCCAGGATTGATACTGTCTCACCTTCTAAATGATCTAATCCTGATAAGGAACTAACAGCAACACCAGTATAAGATAAATGACTGTCTAAAAACTTAAAATCTTCTGGTGCAGTTTCATCAAAATCAAAATCAGAAAAACATTCAACATAACGCCTAACAGCTCCATTAACCCAACGTTGAGTAATTACCCAAAGCTCATCTTCGTTTAGATCTCCAGATATAGTTGCAACACTTTCTACTTTTGCATCTTGTAAAAGATTATCTGTTTGTTCTGATGTATGAGCTGAAGTTAAAGATACTACACTAACTAATTTACTATCAGTATAAAGTTTAAATTGATCATCATCTACTCTTGAAACATAGTATTCTATATTTTCACTTAACCCACCTATTGCAGTTCCAATATTATCATAGAATATTATATCTCCAGTTTTAAATCCATGTGATGCTGAATAAATAACATTAGATGAAATATTTATGCCTTGATAAATATGTTGTGTTGATGCTGAACTTGGTCCAGTTAAACCTATTGCTGTTCCAGCCGCAGAGTTAGCAGCAGTTGTAGCAAGTTGTATTGTATTAGCATCAGTTCTAATTACAAAATAAAGAGTTCCACTTGATAAACCAGTTATCGGATTAGCAGCAGCATTATAATAAACTGGATCGTTAGTTGCTAGTCCATGAGAGGATAATGTAATTGTATTGTTAGTTCCATTTACAATTGTTGTATTAGCTGTGAATGCTATTTTTTGTTGAATAATATTTTTAGTCGTATCGGATTTGCCACCTAAAATATGTCTATGCCATGCAACAACATTGTCCGTTCTTTGATAAGTTAGACCAGCTAAAATTCCATCGTCTCTTACAGCCCACAAAATACTATCTGGTGCTTGTTGATATGCCATTTCATTAATTCCACTCTTAGTAACGGTTTCATTCAATATACAAAGATCAGGCGCAACATATCCATCTGCATCAAAATTATAAGCTAGTTCTCTAATTTTTCTTTTTGCACGTTGTAAAAATAATATTGCATTACCAGCTGGTTGAGCATCAACATTAGCTGCTCCATGTGATGATTGTCTTTTAATAGTTATATTCGTTGGAGTAACCGCTGCGTCTGTTCCATCAGCTGATACGGAAAACTCTCCACCAGTAGTACCTATCAATAAAGTTCTTACTGCTTTTAAATATCTAATTTTATTAACCTGGTTACTAGCAATGGTATAAACCATAGCGTCATCAGCATTAGTACCAGTCGTCATGTTTTCGTAATCTCCAGATTTGGAGAAATACAAAGTTTGTGGCTCATCCGTAGTTCCAGCAAATACCAACCTTTGTTCAAAGAATGATACACAAGAAGGATGACCAGTAGTGTCTGAAAATGCACCTAATTTAAAAGCTGCTGTAGCATCGGTGTTAGTAAATGCCTCAGTAATAGTTGCTACTGCTACTGTTGCATTTGTTCTAGCTGTGATTTTTGCTTTACCACCATTCATAGACATTACTCTCCCAACATCTGTTGCTAACCAACCCACACCACCATTGACACCAGTTACAGCAGATAGAGTTAAAGTTTTACCAGATGCTGCCGCAGCTTGTTGAGGAGTGATAGTTGTTGCTGTTGTATTTGTTGGAAGATAAGGACCATCAGTAAAAGCAACTTCAGTTAATGTCCAAGCAGTATGACCAGTTCTACTCAACTTCATCACTTCATGATTTGGATGAGTGATATACATCACATCGGCACTTTGTGCGAACTTCAATTCAAATAATTCTGCTGTTAAATATGGAGAAGTTATTTCATAAATTCTATTAGCATCACCACCAGAAGAATAAGCTGTAAAGCCAGATGTATTTACATCAACTCCATCAACATTTTCTAGTTCAAAAGTATTAGTATCTTTTTCAGATACTTTAAATGTTTTACCATTTACTTCTGTCATACCTACAACACTTGATAAAATAACAAAGTCTCCATTAGAATAGCCATGACTATTTGCAGTAACAACACCTGGATTAGCTTGTGTAATTCCAGAAACCGTTACGTCACCTTCTGTAATTTGACCTTTATCTTTAAACATTCGGATATAAGTATTTCCAAATTCTAAAATATAAGTTTGTGTAGTTGAAAATTCAAAAGGTATTAATCTTGTTTTAGCAGAGCTAGTTTTAACTTCTGATATAAATTGTGTACCTACTCTTCTTGCTGCTGCTCCTTGAGGATGAACCAACATATTTTGTAAAGTCTTACATCCAGACGCATATTTCTCAAAATCAGTTCTACCGTCTAACTTTGCAGAAAATTCTCCTGATACGAAACTATTAATTGATGCTGTTGTTCTTGGCATTATAGTCTAGCGTCTGTAAATTCGTTAGCCTCAATCGTTCCTAAACTATTTTCAGTAGCATCTATAAATCTTGCCTCTCTTAATCTTTCATCAGCTCTCGTCATATAATTATTTGCTAATGACGCATTGTTAGTTATTGCGTAACAAAGATCGGCTGCTAATTGATGTGAAATACTTTCTCTTAAATATGTGTCGTAATTATTTGGATCGGTGTCTAATGCAATATAGATTAAAAAAACCGTATCAATATCTGTAACAATATTTCTGCCTTCTAATTTATAATCTAAAGCAGTAGCAATACTATCTGTAGTACCGTTATGAATTTTTAATACACGTAGGCAATCTGAAGGTAATGCGTAAGCATGATCATACTCTACTACTGGAGCTGTACTATTTTGTGCTAATTGAACTCTTTTGTGTAAACAATTCCAAGCATGAGATCTAAATACTCTATTTCTTACTGGCTCATATCTTTGATTA